TTAGTACATCTACAGGTGAGTATGGCATGATTAAAGAAGCTATTAACTCATCAATACGTTTTATAAATCAACATGAATACGAATGGCCTTTTAATCACGTAACAGAAGAAGAAACATTAACTTCAGGAATTATGAGATACAGTTTTCCTGCAGATGCAAAGACACTAGACTTTGATACATTTAGAATTAAAAGAAGTGCTACACTAGGAAATCAAACTAAACTATTAAAGATACTTACATATGAAGAGTACTTATCACGATATTTAGATTATGAATATAATACTACAAGTTCAGCTAGTACAGGATTACCTGATTTTGTTTTTCGTGCTCCAAACAGAGAATTTGGTTTAGTAAAAATACCAGACAAAGCATATGAGCTTGTATATGAGTACTACAGATTACCTGTTGATTTAATTAATGCTACAGACGTACCAAGTATTCCATCACAGTTTAGGTACATTCTTGTAGATGGAGCTATGTATTATGCATATTTATTTAGAGGAGAAACTCAAGAAGCGCAAGTAATGCAAAATAAATATATGGATGAAATAAAAAGTATGCGTAGTTTGTATGTTAATAGGTATGACTATGCACGTTCTACTGTCCTTCCACAAAATACATCATCTGTTAGTTCTATTAGAGTAATTTAATATATGCCATCAACTCGTCAAACATATCCGATTGAGTTTCGGGGTGGGCTAGTAACAAACGTAAGTCCATTACAGCAGGGTATTAACATGCCCGGATCTGCAAGGATACTTAAAAACTTTGAACCATCTGTTGAGGGTGGATACCGTAGGATAGAAGGTTACACTAAGTACGATGATGCTCTAATACCCCCTTATGGCTCTCCTGTCGTAACTGGTGCTAGTCAAACTGGTACAAGCCTTAACATAGCTAATATAAGAGTAACTCCAGTTGCAGGTGATACGGTTAAACTTACACATGCTACAGCCGTTGTAAATGGTGCTACTAGCAGTACTACTGCACTTGCATTAGATGGTAACTCTGGAACTCTTGTTGCAGGTATGACAGTTACAGGCACTGGTATATCTGGAACAGTAACAATAGCTTCAGTAACAGACCAAAATAATATTGTACTATCTGATGCACAAACATTAGGAAATGATGTCACACTAACATTTACTAAGGTATACACAATAGCAGGTAGTGGTGTTAGTTTTAATGATACAAATAATACTGCTACTTTAACTTTTACTACTAGCTTACTTACTTCACCATCTAATGGAGACTCTGTAGAGTTTGTTTCTACAGTCACAGATTTTTTAACATTAGGTTGTGGTTTATATAGAGACAGTGTTATTGTTGCTAAGAATGATGACTTATTTAAAACTGCAGGTTCTGGCTACACTCTTTTAAATGTACCTTCCTATGGTACTGTAGTAGTAAATGGTGCATCACAGAGTGGTACAAGTCTTGCTGTAGATGGTTTAACAGGTACACCCCAAGCAGGTGATGTTTTTAAGATAGCTGCTGACGGACCTACAGCAAAAGTAAACGGAGCCACATCTAGCACTACAGCACTTGTAGTAGATACTAATGTCGGTACTATTGCTGCAGGTATGACAGTTACAGGAACTGGTGTTGCAGATGGAACAACTGTAGCAAGTTTATCTGACCAACAAAACTTAGTAATATCATCTGCTCAATCAATAGGAAATAATGTAGACTTAACATTTAGTAGTGTAACTGATAAGATATACACTGTTACTTCTAACGCAAGTGTAAGCTCTGGTGGTTCAACACTAGCAATAGCCCCTGCTTTAGCAAGCGCACCTGCAGACAATGCTATTATAACATTTTTGAGTACGTCAAGAGAAACAGCTAATAAAACTAGATTTGCTACATACAATTTTGATGGAACAGAAAAGATAGCTATTGTAGATGGCTCAAACGTACCTGCTACATATACTGAATCAAATATATTTACAAATCTTATTGATGCACCTACAGATGTAACAGCAGCTAGTTTTGTTGCAAACTTTAAAAATCAATTGTTTTTTGCTAAAGATAATGTAATAACATTTACAGCACCATATACTGATAGTGACTTTACAGCAGCAAATGGTTCTGGTACAATATCTGTAGGAGCAGATGTAACAGGATTAATTGTATTTAGACAACAACTAATTATATTTACTGACTCTTCTATATTCCAACTTGTAGGAAACACAGTAGCAGATTTTAACTTACAACCTATTACATTAGACATAGGATGTATAGACACAGGTACTATACAAGAAGTAGGTGGAGATGTAATGTTTCTTGCTCCTGATGGTTTAAGATTACTTAGTGGTACAGAAAGAATAGGAGACTTTGGTTTAGGAGTTGTTTCTAAAAACATACAAAAAGAACTCATAGACTTAGTAAGTAGTAATAGTTCTTTTGCCAGTGTTGTTGTTAGAAGTAAATCACAGTATAGAATATTTGGGTACAACCCTAATACATCAGAAGAAAATGCAAAGGGTATACTTGGAACACAAACTGCTGCACAAGGTGGTGAGGGAATGTCTTGGTCATCTTTACAGGGCATACAGGCATACGTAGCAGATAGTAAATACATTGAAAGTGCAGAAACAATTGTATTTTCTAATGATGATGGTTACTTATATAAAATGGAAAGTGGCAATAGTTTTAATGGGTCTAACATAGAAACTACTTTTGCTACTCCGTATATGCCGATTAGTGATCCACGTATTCGTAAAACATTTTATAAGATGTTTTTGTATACAGACCCACAAGGTAGTGTGTCATTTGATGCAACTCTTAAATTAGACTTTGATCAGAACAATAGTGTGCAGCCATCTGCAATTTCACTAAACAACACGACAGGGGCAGTATCTATTTATGGTAATTCAACATTTGGTACAGCCACATTTGGAAGTAAACTACAAACACTTTTTGAATCACAATTAGTAGGATCGGGTTTTGTCGTATCTCTACAGTATACAACTGATAGCACAGACCCACCATTTTCACTAGATGCTATCACATTAGAGTATGGAACAAACACAAGAAGGTAAAAAATTATGGGAACAGGTTACACTAGAAATGACTCATCTAATAACATTGCTGATGGTAACGTTATTAATGCTTCAGACCTAGACGGTGAGTTTGATGCAGTAGTATCTGCGTTTCATGCGTCTAGTGGTCACACACATGACGGAACATCTGCAGAGGGTGCACCGATTGAAAAAGTTGGTCCTTCTCAGGATGTGGTAATAACTGCATCAGCCATGCGTCCTAAGACAGATAATACTGTAGACTTGGGTACAGCATCACTAATGTATAAGAATGCATTCTTTGATGGATCAATCACAACACATGGAATAACAGTCTTTGATGACGAAGGTACAGATGCTACCATTAGACTAGACGGTAACTTTCCTACTGGTGCTAGAAACATAGCATTTGGTTTAACTGCATTAGATAGCTTAGATGGAACAAGCCCCGGTGGTGATAACATTGCTTTAGGTAATGCTGCACTAACTGCACTCACAGAGGGTGATCATAACATTGCCATAGGTTCATCTGCAGGTGATGCTTTGACTGTTGGTGGTAAGAACATAGCCATTGGCTTTGAGGCTTTGTCAACAGAAGACGGTAACGGTGAAACTGTTGCTATCGGATACCAAGCACTTAAGACACAGAATGCAGGTGCATCTGGCTTAAACGTTGCTGTAGGTTATCAAGCAGGTACAGCAGTATCAACAGGAGTTCAGAATACACTTATCGGTGCTTCTGCAGGGGTAGCTCTTGCAGCAGGTGCAGGTAATGTTGCAGTAGGCTTTGAAGCTTTAAAAACTGAAGATGGTCATGGTACTGCCACAGCTATAGGTTTCCAAGCTCTTAAGACACTTAATGCAGGTGCAGACTCATTTAATGTAGCGGTGGGCTATCAAGCAGCCGAAGCAATGACTACAGGTAAAAGAAACATTGCAATAGGTGCTAATGCTTTAGATACAGCTACTGATGGAGATGACAACGTAGCCATTGGTTACGATGCAGGTACAGCAATTACAACAGCATCAGACAATACTGTAATAGGTGCATATGCAGGTACAGCTTTAAATACAGGTACAGCTAACGTAGCGGTAGGCTTTGAGGCACTCAAAACTGAGGATGCTAATGGTGAAAGTGTTGCCATTGGTTATCAAGCACTCAAAACACAAAACGCAGGAGCTTCAGGTTTAAACGTAGCAGTTGGATACCAAGCAGGTACTGCAGTTACAACTGGTGTTAAAAACGTTATAGTGGGTGCTTCAGCAGGTGTAGCACTTGCAGGTGGAGCTAATAACGTAGCCATAGGTTATGAAGCACTGTCTACAGAAGACGGTCATGGAGACAACGTAGCTATTGGTTATCAAGCATTAAAAACACTTGACGCAGGTGCAGATGCTTTTAATACAGCAGTAGGCTACCTAGCAGGTACAGCAGCTACAACTGGCGTAAAGAATACTTTAGTTGGTGCTTCTGCAGGGGTTGCTCTTGCGGCAGGGGGTAACAACGTAGCTGTAGGATTTGAAGCATTAGCTACAGAAGATGGTAATGGTGAAAGTACAGCTATTGGTTATCGTGCCTTAAAAACACAGAACGCAG